TCCGGCGATGTCCCGACCAAATGCTGCCCGCAATGCGAGGCGGACATCCCGCTCGGCTGTCAGGAATGCCCGCTCTGCGGTTTTGTCTTCGAAAGCATCGACGACGACAACGGTGACATTCCGCTCACCGATTTTGTGATGTCGGAAATCGACCTGCTGAAACGCTCGAGCTTCCGCTGGTGCGATCTGTTCGGTGACGACGCCGCATTGATGGCCAACGGTTTCTCCGCGTGGGCCGGTGTCTTCTTTCTCAATGGTCGCTGGTACGCGGTCGGCGCCGCGAAAGGGATCGAACCGCGCCTGCTGTCGATCGGCGAGCGCATGGTGTGTCTCGCCGCCGCCGATGACTGGCTGAACGAGCACGAATCCGACGAGAGCGCGCACAAGACTAGGCGCTGGTTGTCGCAGCCGCCGACCGACAGGCAGCTTGCGTATCTCCCGGGCGACTACCGGCATGATTTCGGGCTGACCCGCTACCAGGCTTCGGCGCTGCTCTCCTTCCAGTTCAACCGCAATGCCATCCGCAGCCTGGTTTTCGGTGCGGACGGACAGGATCTGGCGAGGGCAGCATGATGGTGGACCCGGCCGAAGCCGAACAGGCAGCGATCCGCAGTGCCATGAAGCCGGTCGCCGAGATCATGGAGGAGATCGGCTGGCAGACCCGGCTTGCCGATCTTTCCGAACAGCAGGTGCTGACCCTGATCGAGGTCGCTGTCACCGGCTACCAGGACGCGCTTCGGGAATACATCGCCGCCAATCCCACCGTCGATCCCGAGGTACCGTTCTGATGCTGGACTACAACCACAAGCCCAAGCCTGGCGAGCAGATTACCGCCTTGATCGATGCAGCACTTGTCGCCGAGAACGAGGCCACGCCGCCGCGCGATTACCTTGGCGGCTCGCGCCTCGGCCATTCATGCGAGCGTGCCCTGCAGTTCGAGTTCACGGCGACGCCGAAGGATGAGGGCCAGGACTTCAGCGGCCAGTCGCTGCGCATCTTCGCGATCGGCCATGCGCTCGAGGATCTGGCCGTCGCCTGGCTGCGCGGCGCCGGGTTCGACCTCTACACCCGCAAGGGCAACCGGCCCGATGGCGGCCAGTTCGGCTTTTCCGTCGCGGGCGGGCGCATCCGTGGCCATGTCGACGGCATCATCGCCGCAGGGCCTGAAGGCTTCGGCCTGGCCGTTCCCGCGCTCTGGGAATGCAAGACCATGAACGCCAAGAACTGGCGCGCCTGCGTCAAGGACGGCGTGACGAAATCCAAGCCAGTCTACGCCGCCCAGATCGCGGTCTATCAGGCCTACATGGAAACCAGCGTGCCCGGCATCAGCGCCGCGCCCGCGCTCTTCACTGCGATCAACAAGGACACGGCCGAGATGCACCATGAACTGGTGCCTTTCGACGCCGATCTCGCGCAGCGCATGTCTGACCGGGGCGTGCGGATCCTGCAGGCTACTGATGCGGGCGAGTTGCTTCCGCGCGTCGCCACCTCGCCCGACTTCTTCGAATGCCGCTTCTGCCCGTGGTCCGAGCGCTGCTGGAGGCTTCCCGCATGAGCGACGACGGCATCCTGCATTTCAACCCGTGGATGGACTTCAACGACGGGCCGCCGTCCGAGAACCCGTTCGGCTGCGACCCCGACCCCGAGCAGATCGCTCATTTCCTCGACACCGTGTTCAGCTGGTGCGAGGGGCTGATCCCGCTCCGCGGTTTCGTCGACAAGGGTCAGGGCCGGGACGGCAAGCCGCACAACATCTGGATCCCGGCCGACGATACCGCGCCCGAGAAGCTCGCGACTTTCGCCGCATGGGCGAACCGTGAGGGCGCGGCCGTCTATGTCATCCCCGGCACCGTCGCCGAGCAGGGTCAGGCTCGTGCCGCCGACGTGCTGCAGATGCAGGCCATCGTCGTCGATCTCGACGCGGGCGACATCCCGGCCAAGCTCGACCATGTCACCCGCCATCTCGGCACGCCCACACTGATCATCGAAAGCGGCGGGCGCACGCCCGAGGGGGCCGCGAAACTCCATGTCTGGTGGCAGCTGACCGAGCCCTCCGAGGGTGAGGATCTGGTCACCCTCTGCCGCCTGCGCGGCGACATCGCCGTGAAGGTCGGCGGCGACACGCATTTCCGCTCGGCGCACCAGCCGATCCGGGTGCCAGGGACCGTCTATCACAAGCACGGCCACCAGCGCCTCGTGCAGATCCGCGAGCATCGCACGGTCGAGGTGGACCTCGCGGATTTCGCCGAGAGAGTCGCGGAGATGCCGCCGCTGCCCGGCGTGGGCTTCGCCAGCGATGTTGCCGCACCAACATCGAAGCCCGGCATCGACGCGGTGCTCACCACGCCGGTGCGCGAGGGCGCGGTCGACGACTGGTCCCGGTTCCAGGGAGCTAGCGCCGCCATCGGCCATTACGTGCGCCTGGTGCACGAGGGTCGCCTCGATCCCTTCGCGGGCTGGGAGGCGATCTGCGGCTACAACGCCGCGATGCTGCGCCCGTCCTGGCCGCTCGATCGGCTCATGGCCGAGTCCGAACGCCTCTGGGAGCTGCATGTGAAGCGCAACGGCCCGCCGCTCCTGCGCGCGGCCCATGTCGATGCCCCGGCCAGCCCGCTGCCGACCTTCAGCCTTGGCGCGCTCCTCGACGACACGAGCCCCATGCCCGAGGACGTCATCGGGCCGCGCGTGCTGACGCCGGGCGGTCTCCTAGTGCTGGGTGGCGCGCCCAAGGTCGGCAAGAGCGACTTCCTGATCTCATGGCTCGTGCACATGGCCGCTGGCGTGCCGTTCCTCGGCTTCACGCCGCCCCGGCCGCTGCGCGTGTTCTACCTGCAGGCCGAGATCCAGTATCACTACCTGCGCGAGCGCATGCAGCAGATCGCGCTGCCCGCCGCCGTGATCGCCGCCGCGCGCGACACCTTCATCGCGACACCGAAGCTGAAGCTGCTGCTCGACGCGGAGGGCGTCGCCCGCGTGTCCGAGGCGATCCGAGCCGCATTTCCCGACGCGCCACCCGACATCATCGTCATCGACCCGATCCGCAATCTCTTCGATGGCGGACCCGAGGGGGGTGGCGAGAACGACAACACCGCCATGATGTTCTTCCTGAAGGACCGGGTGGAACTTCTCCGCGAGGCGATCAATCCGGACGCGGGCGTCATCCTCGCCCACCACACCCGCAAGGCCACCAAGCAGCAGGTCAAGGACGACCCCTTCCTCGCCCTCTCCGGCGCCAGCGCGCTGCGCGGCTTCTACACCTCGGGGCTGCTCATGCATCGCCCTGACGAGGACAGCACTGTTCGCAGGCTGGAGATCGAGCTGCGCAACGGCCCCGCGCTGCCGGGCAAGCTGATCGACAAGGTGAAGGGCGAATGGGTCGAGCTCAACCCGCTGAACGAGCGCCTGGTGCGCAAGGAGGTCGGCGCCAAGCTCGATGCCGAGCGGCTGCGCAAGCACGACGTCATCCTCGGTATGCTGCTGGATGAGGCGGCGAGCGAGCGCCTCTACACCGCCATGCAGTTCGCCGAGACCTTCGAGAACCGGGGCGGTCTGGGCAGCAAGCACACGATCCGTGAGCGCCTCAGCGTGCTGGCGACCAAGGGTTTCGTAAAGTTCCTCCGCGACCCCTCGGGGTTCGGCTTCCCCGTCACCCGGTCGCGGTTCGGCTACCTCTGCGTCGAGGGCATGCAGTTCGGCGCGCCCGTCGAGGAGGTCGATCCGGACACCGGCGAGGTCGCCACAACCGCCCGTCCGGTCCTGCCCAGCCACTACAAATGCCCCCAATCCGGGCTCTGCCTGCAGGTCGAAAACCCCGCCGTCTGGGTCTACCCGGAGGGGCTCGAAGACGACCTAACTCATATGAGTGAGGCCTGACTCATATGACAGCGCCAACTGTGCACTCAACGAAATCAATGGGTTACGGGCAAATAAGAGTTAGGTCCCTAACTCATGCCCGAAGACTTCATGAAGTCTTATTCCACAATGATTTCAGCCACTTGTCCTCCCCGGAACAGTTAGGTGTCAAACCCCCATACTACGTATGGGAGGGCCACCCCACAGGGTTGGCCACTCCTCCCATACGTCCGGGCCAGCCACGCGCGCCGCCGTGACGCTC